TTTATTCTCTCCTGAGAAATGCATCTCAGAAGACCTCTCTCGCTTGAATAAAGGCAAGCGCTGCTGTTGAATCCCAAAGAAATTCCAAGATAAAGTCTTTCCATTTTATTTTTCCTCCAAAATTTTGAGTTCAGTGAACCAATCAACGATTTTATTCTTAGCATCATCGCAGCTATCAACCATCTGCTCTAAAGCTTTAGCACAAACTGCTAACTTTTCGATGTCAAACGACAATTCAGATTTCTTAGTCGCATTGATGACTTTGCTGAGCTTGTCAAAATCTCTGTCATAACAATGCATGCTGATCGCAAAATGGGTATATGTTCCATATTCGACATTGAGCCTATGCGCAATATACTTCTGCAGCTCTGTGAAGAATACCTCATCGTATGAGAGACCAAACCAAAAATCATTGCTTCTCATCACGTTCGTACAATAGAGTTTATTGTCTCTGATGTAATACGTCACTGCGATCGTACAAACTTCATCCTTTGTTTCAATGACGTTTCGATTTGGTACGTTGAGATTCAGCACTGCTCTTCTTGAGTTTCTGTCGTGTCTCAAAAGATCGATGATCTTCTGAACCTGATCAAAGCCATGCTTCTTGAAAAGAATGTTGCCGTATGCTGAATAAGATGTGACTCCATCATCGCTGATGTTCTTCCAGAAGTGACTAAACTTATCTATGAATGCGACATCATTTCTAGCACACCAATACCAAAGCATCTCACCGCAGAGATATGACTTTGAAATGTCTCTTATGTTAATGATGTTTTTGGTAATATCTTCGAGTACGAAACCATAATTGAGAAGTTCGTATGTGCCGTTCACGTGATCAGCAGTTCCTAAGTCCATACAAAGCTGACGATAAGCGTCGTCCATACATTCATAATGTTTCATTGAATTTTACTCCAATCTAATATGTTGATTTTGTATTTTTCGGCAAATTCGACGTATGCTTTATTTAGCTCACTAATGTGATTGAGAATCGTGTCAGATTCATCATCACGCGCTTTCAGTCTCGCTAATATAACATCATCACTATGTGTCATGACGTATATTTTGCACTCCATGAGCTTACATACGAATAACAAAAATCTGATCTCAAATTCTCTGATCTTTGTCTTTCTCATGAATACCTTAGAATAGATGACTTCACTGATGAAAAATCTGTCGAATATGACGTTGTCATTTCTAAGTCTATGCAAGTATGATCTCAGATTTTTCGGGCTTCCTGAAGTCATGTGTATCACGTCACAACCATATGTGTCTGCCAAAAATGAAGCATATGTGCTTTTACCGACACCATCGCAGCCTTCAACGATAATTCTCATCTTTCTCTCCTCTTGCGACGCTTAGGCTCTGCAGCGTCGCTTTCTTCAAAAGGGACGTCTTCGACTTCCTCTGTGACAGCTTCAACTTCAGCGGGCTGCTTTTCGCTGCGTCTTGAACGTCTCTTTGGTTTTTCTTCTTTGCCAGCTTCATCGATTCTCTTCTGAATTTCTTCGCTGCTTTCACGTTCAGTTTTTGCTTCGTCTGGCTTTTCACGCTTAGATCGTCTTGACTGTCTCTTTGTGTCTTCTTCACTCACTGCGTGTTCTTCGTCTTCAGCTGCAATTTCTTCATCAGACTTTGCGCCGTCCATGTAGTAGTAATTTCTGATCTTGTCTTCAACGTACTTCAAATCATTTGGAATGTACATGTTATCGAACATACCATAAGGAGTCTTTACCGTGTTGTTGCCGTTGTTCTGAGTCGTAAAGAAGTACTTCTGATCTATCACGTGAGTACCAAGAACTATCATGAAGAGTCCTTCGATTGTGATGTACTTATCAAGAGCCTTTCCGATAGTTTTGATCTTTGTTTTGCCGTCTTCAGCGGTTTCAGTGTGGCTGAGGAAATATACGATCGTGTCATCAGGTAAACCATTGATCGCATCGAGAACATCTGCATATGGCTGTGAAATATCATTGAATTTATCCCAACCTTTTTCGCCGATACGTCTCATCATTGGCAGTCCGAGAATGTACTGAAAATCGTCAATGACGATGTTCTTCTTTGATGTGTTTCTCATTTCTCTGATTACGTCATCAGCTGTCGGAGTCTTTACGATTTCGTACTTACCTCTGAAAGATAAAATCTGCTTTGCGACAGATAAGATCTTGACTTCGTTTTCCTTAAAGGAGCTTATGCTGAAAGTTTTACCTGTACCCGATTCACCGAGTACTAATACACCAATTGCCATAATTTTACCTCAACTTTCTCCCCGTATTGCCGTTAGGTCAGCGAATTTTGATTACTTATTTGGTTACAAGTTCCCATGTTTCATAGCCGATGTTACGTGAAGCAATCTTCTTGAATTCAGCCCAAGCTTTGACTTTTGATGTGAATGTCATTGCTTCATCTATGATCGTGGACTTATATCCATATTCGTTTTTCACTTCTGTGAGATATAAGATTTTGCCGTTTCTTAACGTTGCTCTTAATACGTAAGCTTTCATAATAAGTACCTCATTTTTATAAAATTCGCTTTTGTTTCTGAAGCGTTATCAGTCCAACATGTCGAGTTGGGATCCAAGTAAACCCCTTACATCTTGCACCGTAGTTCGTCTGGCGATAATCGGTTCACCTTATCTGTTGGCTAGTATCTAGGGATGTATTTGGTTTACATTCTTATTATACAGCATGTTTACGAAAATGTAAATACTTTTTTATGAAAAAATAAAAATTTTTTTATTTTACCTGAATATTGTTGTTGACAACGATCTCAGCGCCTTTGATTTTCTTACCAAGTTTGAGCTCTGCTTTGATACCTGCTTTATCGAGCTTAGGATCCTGCTTAATGAACCATTTTCTTGGGATCACACTCTCATCTGTGATCGATACTGCTTCACTTTTTCTGAATGTGATAGTCACTGACTTGTCTTCAGCTTCAAACTTCTGACCATTGAGACACTGTGAGAGATATGCTTTGAGACTATCGCGCTTGTTTTCAGCTGCTTTCTGACGCTTAGCAAAAGCATCTTTCTGAGCTTTGAGCTGCTCAATGTCGCTGTCGAGATTTTTAATCCAACGGCCAATATTGGTGATTTTTTCTTCACGCTGCATTTCGAGTTCATCAAGATATTTGCCGTCAAAGACTTCACCCGTCTCAGTATCAACTGCATTTTCTTCATCAAGTCTGAAACACTTTTCAATCTTTTCATTGATTTCAAATAATGTCATTTTAATTCCTCCATCCATTTTTTAAAATCTTCAAAATCTTTCGGATAAAGCAAAAATGCTTTTCCTCCAGCTTCTTCGATTTTCTTTAGATTAAATAGTTGTAGTTCACTCGCTTTGCCATTTGGTGCTTTCACTTCAATGGCAATGAATCTGCCTTTATAGCAGCATAATATATCGGGAATTCCAGCTTTAGTAAATCCACCACCGCCCCAATATTTGATGTACCATACGCCTTTGTTCTTTAAATAGGCCTTGATCTTATTTTCGAATTGTTTTTCTGCTGCCACTGAAAATCTCCTTAAATTCTGCTTCACTGATGTTGAGCAGATCTTTCAAAATGAGTGCTTCATCTAATGTGAAGCTTCTCTTACCTACGAGCTTGTTGTGTAATGCAACATACGTTATGCCGAGCTTCTGCGCAATAAATCCAAGCTTGAATCCCGACTTGTCAATCATTTCGTTTAATTTTTTCATGATAACATTCTCCTATCTTGTATAACTTCTGAATCTCTTACCATTTATCTGAGCTTGCGATGTAACAACACCGAATCGTTTTTTCAATGTCACTGAAAGTGTCTTCTGTGTGCCAGGGTACTGATAACCATTCTTTGCACAGTACGTCAAATATTTCGCATAGACATCATCACATGCTTGATTCAGCAACGATTCTACGCCTTCAGGTAAATCATCGATGAACTGCAGTATCACATCGTTGTCTTTCTCGTATTCTCTCAGCTTCTGTTTTACCGATTCAGGCTGAGTAAAGTTCTGATTGTCAAGAATACGATGTAAACCTTGCATACCGAGCTTTATAATGTACTCAGTTGCTTCAGGTGTGATCAGATCTTTGATGATGTTATGCTTAAATGACGGATCATTTTTATTGAATGACGCATTGAAAGGTACGATTACGATTCTTCTGAGAACTGCGCCAGTCTTATCTTTTATTCTTGGCATTTCATTGGCAGCGAAGAATAACTTACAGAACGGTTCAAACATGAATACTGGCTGATTCTTTTCTTCAGCTTTTATCGTATCACCAGTAACGAGTTTTTTGAATATCGCAACTTTGGATCCCGACATATATTCATCATCAATATCATCACCAATATTTGCGAGTTTCCCGTACATCATTGCCGTATTGAATCTGTCAGCGAGTTCTGAAAGATCTAATGGCGAATAATTCTTTTTGCCAAGCATATTCTTGATCATCTTCAAGAATGTTGATTTACCGTTTGACTTGTCACCAACGAGAAAAAAGCTGCTGCCAAGTTCATTGCGTCTGTAAAAGCAATATCCTATACATTCTTCAAGCAGCTGTCTTACACTTTCATCGTTTACTGAAAAATCATTTAAGACTTTATCAGCGATACTCGAATATGCATCAGGATTATAGTCCCAAGGAATTTGTACCGTCACGTAAATATCTGGCGAGAACGGTAACAACGTTTCACTTAGAATATCGTATACGCCATTTTTGAATGCAATGTAACGTTCATCTGCCATTTGGCATTTTTTTGCTCTGACTCTCAAATATTTTATGACTTCTGTTCTCATCGCATCTTTCAAAAATGCGATCTCATCGATCATAATATTTGCGATATTGTCATTGTCATCAGTATGCTCATAGATTTCACCGTTGAAAGCGTATATCTGCTTATCGATGACTACGACGTGATATTTACTGATCAAATAATCACCAAAGATGTTATGCAAGAATTTTCCTCTTTCGAAGAACGTCTCTGTGCTCATCTTCTCAAATGTCTCATCTCTGAGAATGGTGGAGAGCTCATCTTTTGATACGGGATCATCAAATATAAATTCATTAAT